TGCAGAGTGACACCATGGGCATTCCGGTCGCGATACGGATGGCGTCGATATACAGCGCACCACCGGCGCCGGCGGTGTTTTTGACTTGCATGCGCACGCGAAGCGGAGTCAGCGGGAATGTTTCGCCTCCGCTTGCCGTCATGGACGACGCCAGCATGGGGACCTCGTTCCACCCTTCTTGCAACTGGTTGGTGCTCCATCCGCCAAAAACGAACTTGGCCCAGGTGGTGACACTGGACAGGTACAGCGACGCTTCCATCCCGCACGCCCAGTTCGGCACGAAGAACCGGACCCAGATGACATCCGTCGAGGCAATCGGGGATCCGATAAGGTCGCGCTGCGCGTTGATTTTGCTGTTTGTCGTGCCGGCATCGAGCGACACTTTCCAGCCGGGGAAATCGTTGTCTGAGAGTGCGATGGCGCCGGTTCCGGTGCCGCCTGCGCCATCATAGATCGTGTCTCCTGGCGTCCACAGTTGCTGGCCGCGAGTGGCACGCTGAAGCCCGGCAATGGACGCGGGAGATGGAAACTGTGCGTTTGGACCCGGCGCGACGAGCTGGGCGAGTCCGAGGTTGACCAGGGCGATGGCCGTCGCTTCCGCAACGTCATATTGGCCAGCCGGATAGGCTGTGCCGGCATAGCGCGTGGACAACGGAATGGTCACTTGCATGGTCTGTTTCCTTTATTGTTGGCCGGTGCCTGATGCGGAGGCATTGGACGGTGTGATTGGCCCGGCGTTGCCGAGGGATACGTTTTTGGCGGCCGCCATGGCTTCAAACGCGGCGATGTCGTCGAGAACATCCTCGACGTCCCTGCCCTGCTGGGCGGCGATGCGTTGCGGGCTGTCGAGGCGGGCGCCGATGGCGAGGATGGCGGCGTTGATGTCTTTCTCGGGATCGACCCAGGGCCAGCGGCGGCCTTGCCAGGTGTGGGCGGCGAATTTGTCGTACTTGGTAGCTGGCAGGGTGCTGCCGTTTTCCATGGCGATGGCGCCCATGGCCAGGGCCATGCGCAGCCACTCGCGGTAGAGCGGGGAGAGAATGCGGCCGATGAACCAGCCCTGCACTTCCATCCAGAATTCGCGCTCCTCGAGGAGGCCGGCGCGGATCGAGCTGAAGTTGACGCCTTCAAGATCGTTGGCGAGGCCGTTGTACGAGACGTTGAAGCCGCTGGCGACCCGGCGGAGGTGGTCCTTGACGAAGGGGCCGTAGACGTCGCTGGGGTACTTGCTGTCGTAGGCGCGGAGGTCGTAGCCTTCGGGCAGGGTGTCGAAGGTGCCGGGGGCGCTGATTTCGATCGGGGCTTCGCCGTCTTCGTCGGCGCCTGGCGGCTGGCCGTCCGGGCTGACGAAGAATCCGAGGGTGTCGGCGCCTTTGCGGGCGGCGACGAGTACGGACTGGTCGAATTCGCCGACGTGGTAGAGGCTCTCGATTGCGGAATGCATCCACGGGACACCGCGGCGCTGCTCGGGGCGAAGCGGCATGTACCCGTGGTAGACGTCTTCTGCGGGAATTCGCTCGCGCACGACGCCGGGATGGGCGGCTGGGCTGTTGTCGCCGGGGTGCGTGGTGCGCAGCCAGTAGGCGACGGGACGGCCGGCGGGGTTGAGCTCGACGCCCATGCGGACGATGTTGCCGTCGGCGAGGCGGCGATTGTCGGAGACTTCGAGGCGGTCGATGTCGAGGAGCTGCAGGGCGATGCCGAAGCGGTTGATTGCCTTGCCGCGGACGATGCGAATCAGGAATTCGCCGTCCTGGGCGAGGTTGCGGACGCTGACGCGACAGATGTCGTCAAAGGACAGGAGGCCGGTGATGTCACAGACGCCGAGCTGGGCCCAGGCGGCCCAGCCCGATTCGATGGCGCGATTGGCGATGGTGTCGGGGACGGAGACGGCGCCGGTTCCGTTCAGGCGGGTATCTGACGATCGGCACTGGAGGGTAAAGCCTTGGGCGCCGACGACGTTGGCGGGGCACATGCGGAGATACCTGGCGGCGTAGGGGTTGTTGGCGCCGAGGTAGCGCGAGCGGGCTCGCATGGTATCGAGCGCGGCGAGCAGGTCGGCGTCGATGCTGGTATTGGTGGCGACGAAGTTGGCGGTCAGGCGGGACGGCAGGCCGCCGGTGAATGAGCGTTGGCCGCGTTGGCGCTTGGGGGCGACGGGTTGGCTTTGGCGGGCGGCGCTCTGGCGGGCGCTGGCGACGATGGCGTCGGCCTGGCGCTTGGCCTGGCGGTCGGCGTTCCATTGGCGCAGGATGACGGAGCCGGGTTGGGAGACGCGTTCGACGTTGTACCAGGGGTCGGCCATGCTCAGAATCTCACGTAGACTTTTCGGCTGTCCGCGAGGCCGGCGCGGCGACGGGAGGCGGCTTCTTCGTTGGCGACTTCGCGGCGCCAGAAGTTGATTTCGAGCAGCCAGTCGGCTTTGGCCTGGAAGACGAGGCGGCGGCCGGCGACGGTGTATTCCTGAACGTAGGCATGCGAGGCGGCGGCGGCGGCGTAGGCCACCATGAGCGCGTCGAGGATCTTCTTGGATTCGCTGCGGGTGTCGAGACCGGCGACAGCGGCGGCGAGGTTGGGCTCGACGAGGAGGGTTCCGGAGACGCTGACGGTGTAGCGCTCGGCGCCTTTCTCGACCCAGGCGGTGACGGTGTAGGTTCCGGCGGGCCAGGCGGCGCTGGTGCCGGCGGGGACGCTGACGGCGTGGTCGTTGCCGGCGGCGGTGGCGGTGATGTCGATCTTGCCGGCGGCGTTGATGAGGCGATACTTGAGAATCCAGCCGGAGCTTGCCGGGTAGTCGGGCAGGCTCTTGGTCCAGGCGATGGTGTCGCCGGCGGTGACGCGGCTGGGCTCGGTGGTTGGGGGGGTCATCGGTAGCGCGCTGGGCTTTTGGGGGATGGGTCAGCGTGCAGGATGGGGCGAGCTAGGGGACATTGGCAGGCGGGGGTGTCACGTGTGCCTTACGGCGTTTTGGCGCGTTGCGCGACGATGCGGCGGACCTGGCGGACGGTGAGGGAGTAGTGGCTGGCCAGGGTGTCGAGGTTGGCGCCGGTGAATTGGGCGCGGATCATTTGGTTTCGGGTGTGCTTGTCTTCAAGGCTGGTGGTTTTGGGGATGTAGATGCGATCGCCGCCGGCAGCGGCGCGGAGCTGGTTCTCGATTTCGCTGGCCATCAGGTCGGTGAGCGTTTCGAGGAACGCCGGCGCGCGGATGATCTGCTTGGCGAGGTCTCTGAAGAATTGGCTCATGGGGGGTTCCGGGGTGGGCGCTGGGCGGTGGCTGGCGGCGGCGGGGGTTACTTGGTTTTGGACAGGACGTAGGCGAGCTCGCGGGCGAGGATGACGGGGAAGCGTTCGCGGACGCCGGTCAGGATGGCGTCTTGAACGGTGGCGTTGACGAAGGCCTGGGGGATGGATGGGCCGTAGAGCTCGCGAATGGGGAGCTGCTTGGTGTTGCGCTTGCCGTTGCGCTGGTAGGGGACGCGCTTGCTTCCGCGGCGGGTGTCGCGCTCGTAGACGCCACGGTGGCCGGTGGGCATGGTGGCGAAGAAGACGCCACGGACGAGTTTTCGGCCTTCCTTTACGGCGACGGTGACGCCGGGCTTGACGGGGCGTGCGGTGTATTCGACCAGCGGGATGCGCTTGCCTTTGGCGATGACGCTGGCCGTGAGGGTGGTGGCGGTGGCGCGCGCGATGGTGATGGAGGCCTTGATGGTGCCGGCCTTGATCTTGTAGCCGGCGTCGCGAATGGCTCGGGAGGCTTGGACCTTTGCCTGGTCGGCGGTCTTGTTCAGGGCGCGGACGAGGGCCTTGTCGGCGACCTCGGCGCGGATGCCGTCGAGGGCGGCCAGGGCGTTGCGGACGTCGAATGTGGTGGTGATCATGGTGGGCTTTCGGTCAGCGGGTGGGAAAGGCTGGCGGGCGCTGGATGACGCGGCGCTTGCGGGCGGCGGCAGGCGCTTGGGTGGCTGCCGGCTCGGGTGGCGAGCTGGCTGGCGACGGCTCGGCGGCGGCTATGTCTGCGGCAGGGTCGCCGGGCTCCACGTTTGGAGGCTCGACCATGAGGGCGCGGCGGGTCCAGTCGCCGGCTTTCCACTTGTGCAAGTGCAGCTCGGGGTGGTGGCTGGCGGCGATGGCGTATACCCAGGTGTCCAGGGTTTCGTTGCGCTTGGATTTTTTCTTCACCCACTGGTTTTTGGCGGGGTTGAAGGTCTCGGCAACGAGCTGTTCGTCGAAATCATGGATTGCCTGTCAGAAGACGCCCCGCACCACCTCGTCGTCTACCAAAAGCCATCCCAATTCGGCGGCACCGAAGTCGCCAGCAACTTCCTGGGCTACATCATGACGCACGCCAAAGGCCCCGTCGCCGTCGTCATGCCCACAGACAAAGCCATGGCCGACTGGATGTCGCAGAAGTTCGACCCCATGGCCAAGACCACCCCCGCCGTCGCTTCGGTCCTCCGCTCCCGCAGCAACAAATCCGGCGACAACAGCGCCCACCGCAAGAAATTCACCGGCGGCATCCTCTACGCCAAGACCGCCGGCAGCACCGCCGACCTCAAAAGTACGTCCCTGCGCTACGCCATCGCCGACGAATGCGACGAATACGACTGGACCACCAACCAGGGCGACCCCCTCGGCCTCCTCCAAGTGCGCCTGACCGCCTTTCACGATCACAAACTGTTCGCCGTCTCCTCCCCAACGCTCACCGACGCCAGCCAAATCGCCGACCTTTACCTCGCCGGCGATCGACGCCAGCGCCACGTACCTTGCCCGCACTGCGACGAATACCAGACCCTCAAGTGGGCCAATCTCCGCTGGACCAGCAACCCCACGCACCCCACCCACATCGCCCGCGCCTGGTACGTCTGCGAACACTGCGGCAGCGAAATCGACGAGCACCACAAGACCGCCATGTTCGCCCGCGGCCGCTGGATCCCCGAAGCGCCGGGAGCCCCGTACCCGTCATTCCAAAACTCCGCCCTCTATTCCCCGATCGGCCTCGGCCGCTCCTGGGTGCAGCTCGCCATCGAATGGATCGAAGCCCAGGGCGACCACCGCAAGCTCATGCGCTTCATAAACACCCGCCTCGCCGAGACCTACGCCAACCGCTCGCGCGACATCAAGCCCAACACCCTGCAAGCCCGCGCCGAACCCTACCCGCTGCGCACCATCCCCGTCGGCTGCCTGGCCCTCACCGCCGGCGTCGACACGCAGGATGACCTCCTCGAAATCCACATCGTCGGGCACGGCCGCGCCGACCGCACGTGGCCAATCGACTTCCACATCTTTCCCCGCCACCCCGCCGACGAATCCCTCTG